CTCGAGACGATCCGCCCACTCACGCCAGGAATATTTCTGGTTTCCAGAAATACCTTCTGAAGTGGCTCCGGGACCATGCCTAGGAATACAATCTTTAAGTTCAAAAGAACTAATAAGATTGTGCCAAAGCACAGAAGAAACAGATTCAAAAGAATCTGTATCCTCTTGTCGGAGCGAAAAGGATTGAAGAGAGTGCTCAATTTCGATGAAGCTGCAGATGGAGGCTTGCTCCCTTTCGGGCGTACAAGCAATCTCGATTTTCTTGAAGACCAGGCAAATTTGCCTGATACTTTCAATAAAAACCGCTTTATCAGCTGCAGAAATTGTTTTATCATCGATATACCTCCCTGTCTCCAAGTCGAAAACATGACTGATCATACCTTGCAAAAATGCAGGGATTGATCCAGTCTTTGAAAAACCATCAAAGGCTGTTGAGTCAATATACCCAAGTTCTAGGCTTCTTTCGAATGCCTGACAGAACTTAGGTAGGGTAATCGTAAGAAACGAAATACCCTCGTTTTCGACGCGGGACTTGATAGTTTTCAAGTCACGCAATTCGGAGACATCAGCGCCACACTTCATGCAGGCATCTATATAGATGCAATGCATGAACTTCAGATGGTCACTTACGTTGCTTTTCATACCACCTCCGAAATTGGGGGCCGGTATCAAGCCACGTTTGTTTGCCATTCCCGGTGCCAATAATGGCACCGAGTAAAAGTCGGCACCAATACTGAAAACCGAAGACAAGCGAACATTGGACTAACTTTCAAGTCCATAGAGCTTGTCGATGGCAGTATTATCAAGCCAGGTCTTAAGACCGGCTACGAGCTGTTCAACTTCAGTGCTTGAAAACCCATAAATGGGCCTATCAATCACAAAGTAGAAAGAAAGTGTCTCATAGTCATTGACAGAAGTCAATGGGTCTGCTACAACTTTCCTCTGATCAATCCTACCCATAGACCGAATTCGGTCCTTAGTAGGGGTATGTGAAAGCGTAAGCTTAAACGTACCATCAGCGAGTTGATAGATGGACGAATTGTCCTTACTAGAAACTCGTGGCATTGATTTAGCGACAGCATTCACGGTGACGACCTCAGGGTCGGTAAACATAGTGGTTGACCTCCAAAGTTATTGGAACGTTAACCCTATTCCGATCCACTCTTGTTCAAGGAGCAGAACATTACTAAGGGAATAGGCAGATAGATCTTGGTAGTTTTATACTTAGGTACCGGTTTTTAATGCCGGGATATACCTAAGGCTGCCAAGATCGCAAGTTGACGTGGAGATAAATCGCTCCAGTCAAGGTCAAATCCCATTGGACTACTTGCTTCTTTTCGTTGCTTCACATCAACGAATTGAGTGAATTCCAACGTCTTAGTACCACCCGACTGTTCGTTAAACGGGAAAACCTGTTTAAACTTAGTAGTCGTTGTTTTGTGGTGACTAAGAAACATGTATTTGGCCGCCA